ATTGACATGTATTTTCTGTCATCTCTGATCTCACCAGTAGCAGCATCGTATACTAATTTGTTACGATACCTACCCATAACTTCACGTAAGTATTGTTCTGCTTTTACTTTTGGTAAATTACCAACGTCGATGTAGAATATTCTTCTTTCTGGTGCTCTTGATATTCTGTAGATAACAAGAGAGTCCTCGATCATACGCAACTGATTGAGAACTTTAATACCTTTATGCAAATATGATAGTACGATATTTCTATTCGTATCCATTATGCCAGATGTGCAATATGTGATTGCATCTTTGGCAATTTTAATTCCGCTATTTGCAGATGTGTTTTGTAAACCTTTTGGATTGTATATAAAATACTCTTCGCCTTTACCGAAGTCATACTTCATAAACTCATCTGCAGTTTTTGGTTTTGATATCTGTCTTACTTTTTTTATCTTATGCGGATCTACGTATCTTAATTCCTTAATACCGTCTTGCGGTGCATCTAAATTAATTACTTTATGATAATATAAACGCCCATCAATGTACCATCTGCGGAACATTTCATGAGCTTTACTATCGAACCCGAATAAATTTTTTATGTAATCGAATTCGTCTCTAATAATATTTTTTACTGCGTCACTAACTTCAAGATTATCTAAGTTGATTTGTACTGGACTATCGTTTTGATCAGCAACTATTGCTTCGTGTAGAATATCTTCAATAGCAGAATCCACTTCTGGATGCATTGCCATCTCACGATATTTTTTCACCATGTCATATTCAGTTTTGAAGTTACCGTCTAGATCAAGATATTGACCGTAGTAACCTCCTGCAATATAACTAGTAGCTCCGTCCTCGCTAGAAGGTTGTATAGGAGAGGGAGCTCTCTCCTTGTCCAACTTTTTCTTCTTAAACGAGAAACCGAATAACTCTGCCATGATTTAATTGGTTTCTTATCCTTACTATTTAGTTACCCACCAGAAGTGGAAACTCCTACTAAGTTTGTTCCATTTCCATCTTTAGAGATGTGGTACTGATATGCAAATTCAACATCAAACTCTTCAAATGAATCGTTGTTGTCGTATGCTACAGCAATCTGACCAACGCTAACTGGCCATGCTCCGACTAATTCGTAAGAACGTATAACTTTTAGTTTATTAGCTCCACCAGAAAACTTGTCTAGTTGAGATACGGTGATGTTTTTAAATACATCAGCAATGTCTGTTTCCGCAACGTTAGCATCAACTCCATTTGTTACCGCAATCCATTTTTCATATGCACTACGTAATGCAAAAGCATCGTCATTATAAAATGTTGCTGTCCATGTTTCGTAAGTTCTGTCGCCAGGTACTTTAACAACACGTCCTCTAAATGGAAGTTCAACTGTACCTACGTTAGTTGCAGGTAATGCAGCAGACTTACACATGTAGTTAACTGCCTTTTCAACGCCAGGAATATCTGGTTCAGTTACGCCAGGTATGTCCCATGCATGTTCAACTTGGAAGAGGTTAGGTCTTACACCACCTCTAATTGCTTGTTGGAACGTTAGTAGTCCTAATGGTTTGGCTTCTGCCATTTGATTTGCTCCTTAATTAATTATCTTTTGGGGACGACCTCTTCAAAGCTAACACCAGTACGTGTAGCGATAAAGGTCAATGTGATGAAGTTGATTGAGCGTGCAGGTTTGATATAGAAATCTGCCTTAAACTCGTTTGCGTCAATGACTGAACCAGGATTATTGGTTTCATCACAGACAACTAGGAAGTCGGTAATACCTCTTTCAGCTTGAATACCTCTGAGGAATGGTTCGACAACATTTTTGAAGTTGTTACGAGTAAACTCATCATTAAGTTCAAAAAGAACCCCCTTCGCAGCATTACCGATTGTCTTTTCTATCACGTTGAAAAGACGACGGACGTTGATGCGATCAAAAGCAGATGGTGAAGCGAGAGCAGTTTTGTCTCCGAAAAGAAGGATACCTTGACCAGGTAAAGAAGTAACTGGGTTAATTCTATTCTGGTAAAGTTTATCTCTTTCCGACTTGGTTGGTGAAAATGCTAGTTTAACAGCATTCTTGATGGCACCACGATTCAAACCAGCTGGTGAGAACCAAGGTAAACCATTAGCAGTAGTAGCAGCACATAATCCTGCAACATCTCCGTTGGCAGGTACGTAACGATACTTGTCTGCAAATCTGTCGTAGATGTACTTCCAACCATTGTCAAACACACCGAATGATGTTGCTTGCATTGTGTCGTAGAAGTCAACCACGTTTTGTGCTTGTGTTGCGGAACTTGTAACTCCAACAACATCTCCTCTATATGGTGAAAGGAATGCGATGCAATCTTTTCTTTGTGACGCGATTGATAATGCTGCAGCTGCGATTGCTTTTGTATTGCTCTTAGCAGATGCACCTGATCCAATATCGCCAGGACCCATGAGTAGATAATCTATTTCAATTGTTTCAGTATCTGCAAACTCTTGCAATCCTGAAATAATTTCTCCAGAACTTGCTCCACCTGATTCTGCACCCTTTGCTAAAGTGTAAAGGTAATTACCTAAAAGATCAAAATCAGTAGAGGAAGGATTTCCTGCATTGTTGGTGCCTGCAATGTTACCACCAGTAACAGCTTGATTAGCACTTACGTCATAAATGCCAACTGTTTCATGAGAACCCCAATAGATGAAATTTGATTTCTCTAGGAGAACTTCTGGGTAATAGTTTTGAGAACCTTCAGCTGTCTTAGCATTGTTTGCTTTTGAGACATATGTAAATTTCTCAAGAACAGTGTTTGGTACACCACTAATAACACCAGTCTCATCGTACACTACAACATGTAATTCATCTTTAGAACCACCACGAGCAGCAACGAAAGGAGAAGTGCCAGGTCTAGGAGCGATTGATGTCCATTTTAAACCCGCGAAAACTTCTTGTGTATCGTACCAGTTTTCTTTTGCTGTTACGTCAACGTCAGTAACACCGTTTTCTATGACATCAGTTGCTATCCAAGTATCTGAAGTAATCAATGAGACTTTGTTGGTAGAACCATCATAGTCAAAGATAAATCCAGACTTCGCACCATTAGGGCTAGCAGCTGCGGTCTGAACCTGAGTACCTACAGTTGTTGTAGTGAGAGCACCATTAAGAGTTAATACAACATCCGCACCAGAGTCAATAGTTGTAACTCTTAGAGCGTTTTGATCCGCACCAACAGATCTTGCTGCAAAATTAAATGGGTTGTTCCCTGCATAATAGTAATTTGCTTCATATACATCTTTCGTTGGAATAGAAAGAACATATGGTGAAGTAGTACTATCATCAGATGCTGTTAGTTGTCCTGATGTTTCACAACGTACTACATCAATGACACCACCGTATGATAAGAAACTAGCGGCTGTCCACCATGTTTCAGCATTGTCATCAGTTGGTTCACCGAAGGTTTCAATTAATTGAGCTTCTGTTGATATGCGAACTGGTGTTAGAACTGGTCCTTTAGTGAAGGCACCAGCTATTGCTCCAACGTTTACTTCAACCGTCTCAATCGAACCAATAGTCAGATCTCTTTCTTGGATCTCAACTCCTGGCGATAAGAGCGTGCTAGCCATGCGATTACTCCTGTAGATAAATCAATTTTTGTCTATAGTTATTTAGAAATTGGAGCTTTTTCAGCGATACTCCCACATGAATCCCCTGTCACCATATTCATCTAGTTTCCAATTTTCTGGATCTCTATCGTTCATATCAATAGTCCAAATATTTCCCTCACTATCTACTATTCGTTCATCTTCTAATCCGTCATCTATAAAACCAAACGGTGCCATGTCTTGTTCAATAGCATTCTTTTGTTCTTCATATATCTTTCTTCTAATGTCCTGATCGGTCATTTCTTTGAAATACTCTTGCTGAACTAACCATGAAAAGATAACTAAACACATAACTAAGTCGTCATGATACCCCTCATCTGCCTCAAATGATTGTTTATTCTGTATGAAAGTAGTTAATTCAGCAACTATATTGTAGTCTCTTACTAATAACTTATCATCTTCTATCAATGTTTTAAGGTTAGAACATCCTTGTGCTTTGACAGTTTTGCTCATCTTCACACCCATCTGTGTTTTGTTTCCAGAGAATCCAGTTCCTACTACTTGCCCTGCTCTACCTCTCATTGCACACATAAGGACGTTTTCATACTCTACATCATAAAACAAACTAGATGCAACCGCCTCTCCAATATCATTGACCTCTATCAATACAAATGCATTGTTATAATTTGTTGCAACATTGTATATGACATTAGGAAATAGCATTGGTCTAACATCTTTATTTCTGTATTTTGCTACTAGTCTCCACGGAGCATGTGTAATGTCTATGACTACAAATGCGGAATAATCCTGTGCGAGACCACGAGATACGTCAACACATATAATGTAATCATGATTGAGTACAGGATTTTCATATACGTCGAGAGATCCGTTGGTCGTAATCGGGTCATCGTAAGTTAGTGTTCTAAGTTTGCTTGCAGTTATTAATGTATCAACAGATCCTAAGAACTCACATTCAAACTCTTGAGTGAATTGTCTTTCTGATGTGTTGGCAATAGTTGTCTCTTTCCATTTGGCATCTCTGCCTGGCACTTTTGACCAATGCACTTCCGTCCATGCATATCCATTTCTACCTTTCTGTGCATCAACCCACAACTTATAGAAGTGGTTCATACCATTTGGTGTAGAAATAATTATTACTTTTGTTGAGGTACCAGAAGTAATAGTAGGATATACAGAGCTAAAGAACTGTTCCGCAATGTGATTAGGTATAAAGGCAAACTCATCAAGGAAAATAATATTAAAAGACATACCTCTAACTGCACTTGCAGAGGTAGATGCTGCCAGTATCTTAGATCCATTTTCCAACTCCATTGAACCTTTGTTATACACAACAATACCTTGCTGTATCCAGAGAGGTAATTGTTCGTACGCTAATTGCAATCTACTAAGCAAATCTCTTGCAGTAGATAATTTGTTTGCTAGAATGCCAACATTAACGTTATCATTGAATAGTATATAATGCAAAAGGTACGAGACACATGTGGTAGATTTACCAGTCTGTCTAGGAAGTTTTGCAATATTAAATCTATGCTCGTGGAAAGATTCTATGAGTTCTTGTTGAAAATCCCACATCTTAAATGGAACTATACCCTCATCCAATGAGATGATCTTGATATAGTTCATAGCAAAATATACAGGATCCTCTTTACACTTGAGGTATTCCTGTATTTGCTCTTTGGTAAATTGTATTTCAGTCCCTACCTTCTTAAGGTTGGGATTACCCAAATAAAAATCTTGACTCATCTAGTCGTTTTCAAATAATGTTCAGCTTCCTCGCGTGAATCAAACCAATGCATATGGTGAAATAATTGAACTGAAAATTTATGAGTAATGGCGTCGTAACCAATACTCCCTTCAAAGTCCATCCAATCAGGATCTAGAAGGTCTTCTGATACTGTTGACATGAGCAAACTTCTCCTGTTTAATCTCATACTCTAGCAATCCGCGTAGAATACGAGCACGTGTGGAGTCACGAAATGCATCCAGAACTTTTAATTCGCTCTGCAATTCTTGAACTCTAGTCATATTTAGTCTCCTTTGATTAGCATTTCCATTTACGGAGTGACTTGTTTATCCGACTGTCAGGATCCCTAGCAGTCTTAGCACTTGTCAATCTCTTTTTCATACCTCTCATTCTAGCACAGAAACTTGCTCTTCGCTTCGCTGCTTTACCACCTTTCTTTACTTTACCTGTAACTGGTGCTTTTAAATCACTGCCAGGATTTTGTCTCTCGTATGATTTTCTACCTTTTTCGTTTAATCCACCAGAGGCACTCTTACCTGATTTTCTTTGCCAATCTTCACTCACTTGATCTTGTGGGAAGTTAGGAACATCAGTTGCACCTTGCACTGCCTTATCCTTTTTCTTCTTTTTCTTTTCGTCTGCTGCTTTTGTCAATACCACGGTGTCTTCTTTTCTCATTCCAGTGCGGTCTAGCAACTTCTTTTCATTCTCTTTTTTCTTTGCTGCCTTACCTTTAAACTCTTCCTTAGAGTCACCCGCATAGAAATAAGTCTCTCCTAATCTTTGATTTGCATTCTTATTCTTATGTTTCCATGCTGTAGCATATGCGATTGACTTTTCATCCTTTGTCAATGCTCCATCTTTTGCGTATGATTTTTTGATGTGTTTAATCATCCTCTCATACTTAGAACCCTTTGGTGCTTCCTCTTTTACTGAAGCAGCACGTAATCTTTTTGCTTGACTTTTATGCATAGCAACCGCCTTGTCTAGTTCAGCAGGAATTTTGTTTGCCTCTTTTCCTGCATCTTTTTTAAATTCTTTTGAGTTTTTCAATCTCTTTGATTGACTCGCATGCATCTTTACTGCAGCGTCTAGTTCTTTTGGTATCTTATTTACCTGTGCACCATAGTGTTGCTCACTCATTTCATCCTCTTTAACGCAATTAGGAACTGCCCTTCCATCTTTCATCTTAGTTCCCTTTGCCTTATAACCTGTCCAACAAGTTTTTTTCTTAGGATCTCTACCGATATTTCTTTTTGCCTGTGCTAACGATGCCTCTTCTCCATAACTATTAAATGCACCCATGGAAGCAGTTCCAGTATCTGTTGCAGGGTTTGCAAGTTCTTCAGTGCCAGATTTAGTTGGTGATTTCTTCTTCTTGATTGCTTTTTTATATGCTTCAGATGCAAGAATTACAGGTCCTTCGGTGGGATCTGACTCATGAAATCTAACCACCCTACTGCCAGGATATACTTTGTTTGCTATCTTTTGTGCTTGTGGTCTTTGAAGTCTTTGTAACTTAGACCTAAAAACGGTGATATCATATTCTCTACCTCTCCAAACAAGAGTGAGAACATAGTACCTTCCGTGCATTGTAGGGATTCTAGTTGCCATTATGCTGATATAGGATTGTTGTCTTTATCATGACGTTGATATGCAGCAGGAGTTCGTGCATTGTTGTCCTTGTCACGTGCTTGAAATGTGCCAGGTGTTCTAGCACTTCTATCTGCATTACGAGCTTGATAGTCAGCATTGAAATTTTCATATGTGACTGTGCTCCAACCCTCATTTCCTGCGAATTGGTTTACCGTGGTCTTGCCAGGTTGAGGACTGACTTGGTTATTGTCTTTATCGTGTCTGATGTATGCCATAAACTTATTTATCTTTTTTCTTAGATGCATTTTTTAGCATCTTTTGAAGATCTGCAGTGCTACCAACAAACAAAGAATTGTTAGTTACTACCTTCTTAGCACTCTCTTCTTTGACATTCTTTTTGTCTTTCTGTAGTGCCATAAGTTTGTCAGCAACATCACCTACATGTTTGATAAGTTGTCCTGCGACTTCGTATGCTCTAGGGTGATCAGAAGACATAGCCAAATCAAGAGCACCGTTGACAGCTTCTTGTCCCTTATCCACCAATAGGTAAAGGTTTGATCTGGCATATTCATAGTCATCTTGCACCTCATCTTTACTATTAACCTTCTTCATAGGTTCAGGTTGTTCAGGAGTTATCTCCGATGAGACTGCCTCTACAGTCTCAAATGCTTTATCTAATCCTGACATGTCTTCGTTATTCATAATATGCTATAGACTCACTAAATCCAAAATCATCATCACCAGTTAGTAATGCATCATCAGTTGCATCAACCAGATCTACTGGAGTACCAGCTGCAGATGCAGCAGCCTTAGTTCCATTTTGTGCACGACGTACATTTAGTTTATTTGGAGATGTTTTACTCTTGACATACAGAACTTCATTTCCAACCTCAATGTAAGACTGTGGAGGAATGTTACTGAAATCTAC